CGGTCGAAATGAGCGAAGTCGATCAGGAGTCCGAGCTTAGAATGTGGTGCTACGAATACTCCGGATCCGGTGCGGCCGACCCCGAAGACAAAGAATCAGGGCCGCGCATCGTCGGGTTGGTGGCCGTCGGCGATATGGCGCTCTTCGAAGTGGCGCCGCGGTGGGCGTACGAATGGTTTGACGCTGCCGTCGACGAGACGTTCTCTCGTCTCCAGGGTCTCGAGCCAGGGTTCAAGCAGGATGCCGAAGACTTTGCGGCGCGCAACCGCGGTATGAGGTTTCACGGCGCGTCGACGACCGTGGAGGAAGCCGACACGCAGACCGTCGGCCAGGAGATTAGAAATCCAATCGGGCCAGGGGCACCGTTCGCAGACGCAGCGAAACATAAGTAAATCAGATCACCCATCTGTGAGGGGAAGAGGCCCGGTTAAAAAAGCCGGGCTTCTTCTTTTCTCCCCTCCCGCTATATTGCGGGGCCTTCACACGAGCGCTCGCCGTGTTATACCCGGTTCCAATGACTGCAACAGCTTTGACGCCAATACGCCCGGCGCTTGGGCTAGTCACGGGTGGCGAGTATCAGCCGTTTACGATTTACCCGGAGCAACCTGGCGCCATTTTTAACGCCGGGGACTTTCTTCAGGTTTTCACGACCGGAACGATAACCACCCCGACGCCCGCCGGATCCCTGCTCAGTTTTCAGCCGACGTCGGCTCCCACGGTCGTGCAAGCCGGATCGGCAAGCTCAGGAAATCCGCAGCATACGCTCTTCGCCTGGTACACCCTCATCGGGACCGGCGGCGTGGGCGTCATCGAATCGCAGCCTTACGAAATCGGTCCGATCATCAACGCCTCCGGGTTCAACGCGACGGTTTTAGTGCCGGCAGACGGCAACTATCCCGCCGCGGCAACCCACTTTGCGCTCTACGTCGGTACGCTTCCAGGCCAGCAGTGGCTCCAGGTCGCAACGACGGCGCTCGGCTCGGCGGCCACGATCCCGGCCTACCCGCTCACGAATAACACCGGCGTCAATCGCTGCATCAATGATCCGGGCTCAGGCATCGTCGGCTACGCGGCCTACGACGCGGGCTCGGGTTACGCGCAGCGCGAGGGCGACATTCTCGCCGCCGGCTACAACTGGCGCGCGCTCTTCGGCGTTGACCAATCACTTTCGGGCAACCAGGCGTTGCTCGAGCAATACATGGCCTCCGTGGTCAAGCTCCAAAACGTGCCCGTCACAATCTCGCTCTTGCAGCCGTGGGCGGGGCAGACGGGGACCGCCGGCATCGTCTACTCGACGACCTACGGCGTCTTCTACCTGGACACGACGCAAAGCAACGGCATCTTCTCGATCCAGCGACCCTACGGAGGTTTGTACGGTCCGTATAATCCCAACGGTGTCCAGGTAGGCAACACCTACCAGCCCGTCACCGGCATCTTCATTGGAGGCTTGGCTTAAATGGCGGGCGGAAACTACGGCACCGGTCAGTGGCAAACCAAATCTTCGAAGGTCGCACAGTCACATCGGATTGCGCAGATCGTCTCGAACCGCTCGCTCGAGGAGCCGCCGTTTTGGCCCAAGCTCTTCGCGATGGCCGAGCCACCGGTCAACCAATCGTTCGTAGAGTACGGCCAGTTCGCAGAGCTTGGCCTGCTCCAGCCCAAGGCTGAAGGCGAAGTTCCGGCTTACGACGTGCCGCTCGAGCTCGTGCCGTCGCACGGCGAGTTCCAGACGTTCGCGCTAATGACGTCGATCTCGCACGAAGCGCAATACGAAGACCCCTACGATATGATGGGCAAGGCCGCGCCGATGCTCGTCGACTCGGAGCGGGTCACCGAAGACACCTACATTCACTCCGTTATCAACTTTGGGTTTGACCCGTCGTTCCCACTGTACGACGGACAGCCGCTCTTCTCGGCAAACCATTTGCTCGCGCCGGTTCCGGGTCCCAACGGCCCGGTCTCCGCGATCGGGCAAACGTACTCCAACCTCATCGGTAACGTCGCGCCGACGGCCGAAGCGATCCAGGACGCGCTGCTCAACATGAGCCTCTTGCGGTCGGATCGCGGCCTGCCGTCCAACCGCATCCCGGTCTACGTCGTCGGGCACCCCTTCATCGAGAAGGTGCTCAAGGAAATCGTCGGCTCGGTAAGCGCTCCGATGACGTCGGACAATCGGACGAACGTCCAGTACGGCATCCAGGAAGTTGTCGCGGATCAGTACCTCACCAATCCGTACGCCTGGTATCTGTCGGCTGCGCCGCAGGGCGTCGATCCCAAGAGCGGGCAGTCGCTCATCGCCAGCTTCCAGTTCCGCAATCATATGCGGGCCTGGTTCGAACCAGCGACGCTTTCATGGAACATCGCGATCCGCTTCCGGGCTCTGTGGATGGCGCGCGATTGGCGCGGCATCAACGCAAGCGCCGGCGCCGGCCCGTACTCGGTCTAGGGGGTAGCCTTGTCGCAACCCGTCGTAAACATTCCGCCGACCGGTCCCGCGAATCTGCCTTACGGCACGCCGGCCGGGCCGCAGAATCCGTACCAGAATGCGCCCGGAAATATCGGCGCGTACATCAACGCGAAAGCGCACGGTGCGGTCAAGGCGTGGGGCTTCGGCCAACTCGCGACCGTGCCGATGGTCGTCGACGGCGTTCTCGGCGCCGGGCTCACGGGCGCCGCGGTCTCCGGATCGATCATCCTGCCGCAGTATTGCAAGATTCCCAAGGTAGCAATCGGCTACGCTTCGGCCGACCTTTTCAACGGAACCGAAACGCTCAACATCGTGGTCGAGTCGGCCGGCGATTACAACCCGGCGATCGTAGCCAGCGGCTACCCCAACGCCGCGATGGCAAACGGTTCGCCGCTCGGCGCCGGTAAAGGCTATGGCGTAAGCTATACGCCCGGCGTCGCGCAAATGACCGGCCCTGGTGACAACTCGGGGTGGGCCGGTTATCCGGCGCAATACGCTGCGCCCGGAACCTGCCTCTTCGGAACCGACATTGGCATCGGCCCCGTGTTTTTCACGAATCCCTCGGCCGGCACCGGTGGAGGCGCGCAAGTCTTTCCGACGACCGAATGGGATACGGTCTACTGTCCCGGCACGATTCTTTCGCTGCGCGCGGTCACGACCGCCAGCACGGGAGACGTTACCGGTCTCGTCGTGACGCTGTTGATCCAAGTGCTCGACAAGTTCATCGGGAACCCCACTCGAGCAGTTCCTTGCCTGACGTGGTGACGCGCTATGCGTCGCATTTACACGCCTAACGACTTCAAGATTCCGACCGGTCACGGTTGGGATTTTGACTTGCAGCAGTTCACCGGATCGGGCGCCGGACTGAACTATGACGCCCAAATCGTCGCGCGATGGGCGGCGAAGGCGTCGGGAACCTACGATACCGGCCCGGTCCTTGCGCCGGCGAGTTCCTTCTTCTCCAAGACCGGAGCGCAGATTATCGCTCAAACCGGCACGACGGCGATTACTGGTTGGTCCGTCGCGTGTTACGGGACCTACGACTTTCGCGCGTACCTCATGTCGCTGGAGAACAACGTCGACCCCTTCGCGATTCCGCCTGGGTTCACGCTCCCGGGTACCTCATGGGTGCAGTGGGCGCTTCCGCAATCGGAAACGACTCCGACGTGGGCCAACCCGCTGACGGGCTTCGGTGTATCGGCCTTCTCTCCCGAACCGTGGGTTGCGGTTCGCTTCGTCGCGACGTGCACGAGCGCGAGCGGAGATATCGCGATCGCCGTCGTTCGCATCCCTTAGTGTTTACGACAAGGAGTTCAAAAGTGGCCTCTACCAAAAAGACCAAGAAACCGTCGATGCCTAAAGCTCACAAGCCAGCCGGCGGCAAGACCGCGCGCGGCGTGAAGTTCGGCGGCAAAGGAGCCATGAAAAAGGGCGGCATGAAGAAGGCCTCTCGCAAGAAGGCTTCGTCGAAGAAGATGCCGTTTGGCGCGACGAAGGCTCCGGGCGCCCGCAAGAGCCAGCCCGCGATGAAGAAGGCGATGGGCGGCAAGATGGCTATGAAGAAAAGCCGCAAGAA